GTGGAGCTGCCCCACATCTCTCCGACCGTGGAGCTGTCACACATCTCTCCGACCGTGGAGCTGTCACACATCTTTCCGACCGTGGAGCTGCCAAGATATACCTTAACGTCATTCAGCAACTTCTTAACCTCGCACCGCTTCAAGCGGTAGTATCCGCTGCTCAACTCGTCAATCTTTTTGTCCACGAGCACGTGCTTACCCCACCATTCTTTTACCGCCTGCCGGAACTCCTCTTCATATTTGCCTGGATCTGTATCGTACCAGTCCGGTGTCACGGCCTGATCTACTACGTACTTCCATCCGTCCGGGTCTGTCCACCATTCGCCATTTTCCGGGACAAGCTCTGCCCGTACAAATACCCTTGACGCGTTGGTATAAGTATCCTCGACATTCAGCTCATGCAGTAAATCGCTGTGACTGTCATTTTCTCCAAGTGCTACCACGCACCGGGTCTTGAATATAATTCCACTTTTGAATCTACACACGTCTTTTCTCCTCCTTAAACTCTACCGCCAGGTCATAGATATACTGGCATATCTTTTCCGCCTCTGCAATCATCAGCCTACCCTCCATTTTTCAAAATCCTCCCAGAAGTAACTGGGATGTGTCCCGAAGCTGGTCTTGATCACCACAAACCGCTCATACAACTGATAGATTTTCCCCCGGATCTCATGCACTCCGTTGCTGTCTACCTCCTCGTCCCGCAGTGTGCTCTGTATGCGGAGCTTTATGCGCTCCCCAACCTTGACACCGTGCAACTTTTCCAACCGTCGGATCTTCTCCATCTTCTTCTCTGTCACCGTCATATCCTCCTACTTTCCAACAAGGCTCTCTAAAAACCCCTTGTCATATTCCCGCTCCTGAAAGTTGCTGAAGCTTGTTTTTTTCCCTTTTGGCTCCTCCCGCTGGTTCAGATAGCTCTCGAATTTGCTCCCGAACAGGGTGGAAGGTCTTAAAAACTTTTCCCACTCCGTACCCTTCCATTCCTCAACCTTGCGGTCAATCACGGCCTTAAAATCATCAAGGGTATAGCCATCATTGACACGTGCCCGTATATGCTTACGTGTATCCTCGGACGAGTGTTTGTACCGTGTCCCGGCTTTGGAGTTTAAATAATCAACCACCGCTCCATACGGGTATGTGAGCTCGCCCCTACTGGTAGGCGGCGACATAATGGTTTTATTATTTATTTCTCCTTTCTCCTTTCTCCTTTCTCCTTTCTCCTTAGGTTCGGGTTTGGTTACGGTTTGGTTCGGGTTTGGTTCGGGTTTGGTTACGGATTGGTTACAGTTTGGTTCGGGTTTGGTTCGGGTTTGGTTACGATTTGGTTCTTTCCCACCCTTGCACCCGTTTTTAAAACGCCTGTTATTTGCGTCAATCTGCGGGCGGACAAGGGAAAAAACTGTGTGTGCTATCGTGCCCTGTTTATCCGGCGGTTTATCATCAAGCCCATAATCAAGGATAGCCTGCACAGATTCCTTAAACGCTTCCGGCGGTAGGTCTTTAACCGCCTCGTAAAAACTGCGGTAAAAAACTACGCTATCCCTCATTTAACTCCTGCCTCCACTCTTCCGCATAGTTCTATGCTTGTCTGCCCTTGCTGGACGGCTTTCAAGCGCTGATATGACTTATTCATAGCCTGCGCTTTTCTAAGCGTCTCTAAGGCTCTGCTGGTCTCCTTGGCTATGTACTCCCGCAGCTCGCTGTCCTCTTCCGGCACGTCAAGCCTTGGAATATATATACCGCTGCCAACATTGATGATTAAGCATCCGTGTAAGTTGGCTTCTGCTATCAACTCCCGGAGCTTCCGGTCAACGCTACGGTTCGCAGGTCTTTGTATCGCCCTGTCACGTCCCCGGCCTATCTTCCGGAAGAGTAACCGGGCTTCTATATCCTGCTGCTTCATCTTTCACTCTCCTCTCTTCCAGGTAGTCCTCCAATCTCATAGTCACAAGCCAGTCCTCTCGGTTTTTGCGGTGGAACACTGTGGGGATTTCCCCAGGTCTCGCGTCCCGGACAGCCTGCGCCATTGCTGTGTAGATGTTTAGCGCTTCTACTCTCTTACACTCTATGTGTACGCCAGGGATACCGACCACATCAGCCTCTCCGCTGGTCCCACAGTACTGCTGACCCCGGCGGGCTTTGTAGCCGTGAGCCTTAAGGATTCCGGCAAGTTCACGCTCACCCTTTTTCCCTTTCTCCCTGCTGTTCATGTTCCTCCTTTCTCCCGCCCCGAAGGGCGGGCCTTCCAATCATGGAAGGAGGTAAAATTTTGGCTTACATTGTGTGATATATTATTGCAGTCCAAGTATGTCTGGACGCATAGGCTTTTATAATTCGCTTTTTCCGTATCTGTCCCGGAATGCTTTCCGGGCTTCCTCCGGTGTCATGCCCTTCTTCCTCTTTTCCCGCTCCCATACATTCTGCGCTTCACGCTTAAGGTATCGGTTCGTGAATGCGTCCTTGTGTACTGCGTTCTTACCGTTCCTGTGGCACCTATCGCCACACAGCCAGACCACAAGGCCATCTTCATCGGAGTGCTGTCTGTTCGGGGTTCCAAAAAAGATATGATGGCATTCCAGCGGATCCCCGTTGCCGTTCCTTCCACATAGAAAGCACACTTTTCTGTCATCCTGGATTATGCTTTTCTGCATCTTCCATCATCCTCCTTAATTCATCAGGTGTCAGGGTTTCAATGCCCTGCTCCTTGCATTCCTCAACTAATCCATTGATTAACACGCTCATTTCTTTCGTATCGTAGGTGTGTGACCCTCTCAACATCAGATACGTGCGATACATCTTCCCGTCTCGTCCTTCCTTAACCTGTGATGTAGGTTTCACATGATAAGTCTCGGCATTGTTGACAGCTTTTTCTGCCTTGTCTGTATCTGGGAAGATGTTGTATATCGGGCAGTCATCGACAATCTCAAGTTGGCCATACCGCCGGAGCATGATGTTGTGTAACTCGGGTCTCGACAGGTTGAGCACTTCGGCCAGCCTCGAAAGAAGCACCCAATAGTACTTATTGGCATCCAGTGTCCGCTTTTCCCTGTATTGCTTAATCTCAACCGTCAGCTTTTTGTCCTTCAGCTTTTCCAAGTCCTCCGGCTTTGCGTCAATCTCCAGCGTCACCCGTGTTCTCCGACTTTTCCAGTCCAGGAATAGGTCTTTGAGAAATCCCGTGTACCTCATGTCACTCGTCCTTATATGTCTGCTTCAGATACGCCAACATCTGCCCGGCTGTGGTGTTCGTGATTCCTTTCCAGCTCACTCCAAAGCCCTTGCAGATATCCTCAGGCGTGGTTCCGTGCTTTTTGCAAATGCTCTCGATGGTCTTAATCATTGCCTGCGATGCGGGCTTGTCTCCATCTTGTGAAAGCGGTGGTTCCGCCTGTGATGTGTATTTTGTAGAATCAGCCCCCCAGTATACGTCAGCTCCAATACCAAGTTGTTTACACGCTACTGATATTGCGTCGGTGGTCGCCATCTTGTAGCATTCGTCGGAAGTGTAGATTCCCTTGCTTTCCAACGATCTGAACATACTTCCGCCGGTTCCTTCGATAGGCTTTGACCATTCGCCATCAACCTTGATATAGAGCTTGATATCGACGAAAGCAGCAGCTTCCTTTTCAGATTCTTCAATCCATTTCCGGGTTGTTTCGTAATACCAGCCAACGCCGCACGGGCCGAACTGTTCAGTCAGTACCTTAATCCTCCACATAGGGTTAATATCGGTCTTTCCTTTTAAGCGTCCGGCCTTAATTTCTCGCTGGGCGTTATCAGGAACCGTCCTGACGGCTTCATATAACGTCATGCTCTTGTTCTCGCTCATACTCCTCACTTTCCTCCTCTTCCCACTTGTTCCGCTTTCTCGGCAGTGGTACGCCGTACTCTTGCTCGTTCCATTCGGAATCAATCAGCATCCGATTCTCCAACATTCCCGTCCTCCTCAAATCCAAGAATAATCAGTGCCTCGTCTATGCTGACATACCGCTTTTCCTTAATAAGGTCATGGAGCGCATTCACACGCCCTTCCATAGCGCACAAGGTTCTATATTCATCCAGCGGGATGCATACTCTACTTTCCATTTGACTTTTCCCTCCTTATCTGCTATCCTCAATGTAGATATTTTCCTGTGCCCCTTTGCCATCCCTCGGCTACGGGGCTTTTTTATTTGCCATGTTCTCGCTCCAGTTCTGCGGAGCGTGTCAGAATCCATTCAGCATACTCGGACAAGTTTCCGGTGGCCTGTAAGTCTTTCGCCCGGCTGTCCCCGTTATAAATCATCAAGACAGCGCCCGGATCCTCGTATTTCTCGAAAAGTTCCGCCATGTAGTCAACCCCAACAAGGATATTGTCGTAAGGGTCGAACAACTCTGTCACCCCAAGGCGTTCCATTCGCTCCCGGTGCCAGCGTTCGGATATCTGCATGAGCCCCATGCAGTCACCGTTTACTGCGTTCGGGTTCCACCGGCTCTCTCGCTCAATGGTCGCCTCTATCAGCTCCGGGCAGATGTGCCGCGGTTCACAGATGGCTTCAATATATTCTTCCAGTTCTTCCTGACGCTCCGCAGCTTCAACCTTGCGGTCAATGACCGCCACCGCACAGGCCAGAACTATGATGATTATGATTCCCATGCGTTTCCCCCTCATGGTGCCACCATCCACAAAATGAGCGCCCAAGCGTACAATCCCGCACAGATTGCAAGCATCCCGGGAAGTTCCCGGAGCAGGGCTCTAATCTCTCGTCTGTTTCTTCTCATACTCTTCCATCTCCTTTCTGCGTTGCTCCCGCCGCTTACTTTTTTGAACGGTCCGGTTGACGTGTTGTGAGCTTGCAGCAAAGCTGTTATTGCAATAACCGTTTTCCTTGACCGCCTGCATGACGGTTTCTCCGTCCAACTCGCACAGGCAGCGGAACCAGTTCCCAAGGAAAAACCTTCCGCACTCGGCAATCATCGCCTCATGCTTGATGATTCCCCGCTCTGTCTGCTTCTCCGGCGGCCTTGCCATGTACCGGATCGCCGTGTCATAGTCAAGACACGCACGGGCTACAATCCCATGACGGAGCAGGTGCATAGCCTCGTCTGTCATTTACCCGCCCCCATTTCACCCACCGCCCGGATAGCGGCGTTCTCGTCATATGGTGGGACGAGTGAGCGGGTGTTCTTGTCAGCCAGCCAGTCCCGGTAGCGGAGATAATCAAGCACTACTGCCTTGCTTACCTTGCCCCCGGCGATAGCGTATTGGCTATAACGGCCGGCCTTTATTTCTTTCTGTATCCCGTCCACCACCCCGTACATGGTCTGGCGACACATTCCGAAGAATCTGGCGGCTTCGGATTTATTGCAATACAGGCTCATCAGCTTCACCCCCTATCGTCATCGTGGCTCCCAGAGCCTTTAAAACGGTATCGGCATTTTTTAATGATATGTCGTGCCGTCCATTCTCCCACAGGCTTATCACCCGGATTGTGAACCCTGTCGCTTCTGACAAGTCAGCCTGTGACATTCCTTTTTCTTTCCGGGATTCCCGGAGCAATGCCCCGAAGTTCTCTTTTTCCACTTGCATTCCTCCCATATTCATTCCCTAGGCCTGATCCATCATCTCGCTCATCGGCTCACCGTTGAGCTTGTAAACACCTTTCTCGGTGTCTATCTCAATGGACTTAAATGTTTTTCTTTTTACCATGCTTATTCCTCCTCTTTTTAAATAATTCAATTTAATTGAATTTGTCAGGCACAAAAATAAAGTCCATAGGAATACCTGACAACTCACTCATTTTTCGAAGCTGGGAAAGTGTCGGCTCTGTGTTCCCTTTCTCCCAGTTTACAACGGTTTTGTTTGAAACACCAAGCAATTCCGCCCATTCTTTCTGGTTACATTTTGCGTTTACTCTAACCGCTTCAAGTGATATTTTGGGCATTGAATGAATCCCCCTTTCTCTTTGATGATTTTATTATAATTCAAAATAATTGAATTGTCAACACCAAAATTCAATTATTTTGAATTTCCTATTGAATTATTTTCTCTTATGGTGTAAAATCTAAGATGTAAGGAGGGTAAGTCATGACGAACGATGAGCAGAAAAGAATCTTTTCGAGAAATCTATGCAAATACATCGCAAACAGTCAGAAGCAACAGAAAGAAATCGCGGACGCATTGGGTGTAAACACGTCAACATTTAATATGTGGTGCACAGGGAAGTCAATGCCGGGTACTGGAAAATTAAGGGCTCTTGCCGATTATTTTAGGATAGGCCTAACAGACCTTACAGACGAAAAAGTGCAAAAAGATATAGACGCTGAATTTTCAGATGTTGCTATGAAAATCGGGCTGACCGATGACCGTTTCAAAAAAATAATTATTGAATACGATCATCTGCCACCCGAAAAGAAAGATTTGTTATGTGATTTTTTCGAGACATTCATTTTTTAGGAATCAGGGCGTGGGTTTTCCCCTCGCCCTTTCTTCGTCGTATCCTCTTTTTACATACCAGTATATGAGATTCATTGTCTTTTCGCCTTGAATCTCTTCCACCATCTCCAGAATCTCTTTCCTGTACTGCTCCATCCGTTCTCGTTTTTCCATGCAGATCCCCCTCTCGCCGTTCCTTGGCTTAAATTATAGAACGTATGTTTGCTTTTGTCAATGTTGGAGTGTTAAGTAATGTCCATTTGCGTATAGTTTCTCTTGATTTACCGTCTGAAATGTTGTATCATGACTGTAAATTAACAGATTATTCCTGCTTTTATTATAAAGCAGGCACAACTCAAAAAGTTGGTAGATTTTCAAAAATTAATTACCAATTTTTTAGTAAGTAGAAGGGAGGAGCAATGATACTGTATGACAGAATCAGACAGGGCGCGGGACTTTGGCCTGATGTTGGAAAAGTCACGTACCGAAGCGGGAAAGTCCCGTAAGTATATGGCGGAGAAGCTTGGAAAATCAGCGGCCACAATTCAGAATTGGGAGGCCGGGATAGGGGAACCGGGATATCATACACTGGAGCAATGGTTCCGCATTCTCGGCCAGGATTTCGGAAAGTATATCATGGAGTACAGACACCCCGGTATGTTTTCCAGCACGCCACAAAATGTTAATGAAATGCGTGAGAAACTGCATAAATACATGGATCTCCATTTTACCGACGAGGATATCCGGCGGGCGTACTTTTGCATTTTGGGAAAGACCGGATCGTCATGGCGTGAACAGCTCAATATGATTGTGGCAAATAATCACTGCTCTATGCGATCTCGGGTGAACGTATCCCAGACCGTATACGATAACTTTTTAATGGAATCCGCCCGGGGAGAACTGGTCAACATGGACGGAGTCATGCCGGATCTGGAATCCCTGGGGAAAGTTGTGAAGAACGGAAGAAAATCAGCGTGTGACGGAATAGATAGCTATTCCGGAAAATAGGAGGGGACTATGAGAATACGGTTCGGGAAGCGATTCAAACTCCCGTTTGGCACTTACATGAGCGTGTCAACCGGAATCGGTGGTAAAAAGCGCAGAAAGACGAAGAAAGAGGAAGAGGAATCGGATGCTTTTTGGGGAATGATTTTTTCTTGGTTTTTCAAAATCATCTTATTTTGTTTCGCGGTTGGATTTTTTTGGATCCCGGGGCCGTTCTTGGCCTTATATTACAGCAAGAAATTAGAGGGTGAAGAGCGAAGTATGAAAGTTAAGCGCACCTTGATATTCGCCGGGATCTCTCTCTTTATCTTTTTGGCGTCAACGATAATCAACTATGGAAGCAAATAAAAAGGCCCCCTGTGTCAGCAGGAGGTCTTTTCAGAGTACCACTGTATGGGTGTGATACGAAAAATACATATATACCTTATCACTCCATGCAAAAAAAATGCAAGGAGGAATGGAAAAATGTGGGCGGAAGAATTGGAAAGCGGAAAGGTTAAGTTTGTAGAACGCTACACAAACCCTCTGACAGGAAAATACGGGCGTGTGTCGGTGGTGATGGAGAAGAACACGGCAAGCACCCGGAAAGTGGCTCTGGAAGCCCTTAACGCAAAGATACAGGGCAAGCTGGAAGCCATCAACGCAGAGCCGGAGCAAAAAGGGCTGACTCTCGGAAAGCTGAAGGAGATGTATCTGGCATACCAGAAAAAGGCCTTTAAGTTGTCCACCTACAGGCGGAACTACTACAATCTTAAGACTACCATCAACTGTCTTGGGGCGGACATACTGGTGTCCTCCCTGTCTGCCGGATACATCAAACAAAAGATGGACACGCTCAACCTTGAAAGCGGATCATATAACGAGTACATCACAAGATTTAAGGCTATGCTGCGCTGGGGCTATGAGAATGACCTGGTGGCTGATATACGCTATCTGGACAAGCTCAAAAAGCTGCAGAACGATACGCGCCGGGAGAAGCTGGTAAACAAGTACCTGGAGCGGGAGGAGCTTTCCGCACTGCTCAAGGAGATGTCCTCGGAGCGGTGGGAGCTGCTCACGGAGTTCTTGGTCTTGTCTGGCCTGCGCTATGGTGAGGTGTGCGGACTGGACAAGAGCGACGTAAGCCAACCGGAGCAGATGATCCACGTCACAAAAAACTATGATTACAATAACCGGGTACTGACAAGTACAAAGACCTTTACTTCCACCCGTGACGTATTTATTCAGCCGGAGCTTGCGGACGTGTGCAAGAGGATTGACGTTTTTTTTGACACTGCAGGGCTGCGGAAGTCATCAACGCTCTTTTTCCCGGATTTTGACGGCGGCTATATGCACTACTACGATTACGCCAAGTATCTGCGGGAGGTCAGCAAAAGAGTGATAGGCCGGGAGATCACCCCGCACACACTCCGACACACTCATGTGTCACTGCTGGCAGAGGCAGGAGTACCGCTGGAGACCATATCCAGACGGCTGGGGCATTCCGGCAGCAAAGTCACAAAAGAGGTATACCTGCACGTCACCAAAAGACTGGAGGAGCGGGACCGGGAAAGGATATCAAATACATCATTGCTATAAAAAAGAGCCGTCCGGTTTGCCCCCGGGCGGTTCAATTTTTTTCTTTTTGCCCCTTTTTTGCCCCATAAAATCGTAGTATCGCGCGGAAAGCGGCTTATTTACGGCATTTTTTGACATAAAAATAAGCGGGTGATGGGATTTTGACAAGTGTATATTTGTGTTAAAAATCGCATAAAATCAATGCTTTTTAGGTTTGCAATGCCCAAAAGTGTCTATAGGTGTATATTTATTTGCCCCTTTTTTGCCCCCACTTTTATCATTAAAAAACCCGCCCGGAATTAACCGGACGGGTTTTTTACTTACAAGGCTCTTATTCCTTTTCCTCCTTAACTTTTCTGATGGTGAGCGTATCGCCCACCATGTCCAGCTCTATGCTCCTGTCCTCGGGTGTGACCCCAAGGGCTTTTATCATCTCCGCCGGGACGGTAAGCCTGTAGATTAAGGCGTTCTTGCTGGCCGTCCCGCCAGATTTACAAACTGTTATTTTTTTCTTCAAGTTCCCGCTCCTCCTCGCTGTTTATGGCTTGGTATGTTTTTCTAAGCTCCTCGATGGCTTCTATAGTAAGATTCCCAGCCTTTTTCATTTCCTCAGCGGCCTTTCTGGCTTTTACCGCAAGCTCAAGATTTGTTGCGTATAGTATCTTGTACTGTTTTCCATTCAGATTTATATGAGCTTGCCATTTTTCGTTTTCTTTGTTCCAATACACTCCGGGATGTCCAGATTCTTTTCTCTCTCCCGTGGCGGTTCTTCTTCGCGAAAACTCCCGTTTTGCTGCAATGGCCTTTTTCGCGTTATCACGTTTCCACGCCAGGGATTGTTTGTTGTCAACCTCTTTTAGATGGGCGGCTCCACATTCCGGGCAAAATCTCCTAAGACCAGACGTTTTTTCAATTTCCTTCCCGCATATCTCGCAGTGTATTATGCTCCCAAGTTCTGTAACATGTCCCGCTCTCTTGCGGGCTCTGTATTCCCTTTCAGCCTCTCTCCTGCGCTCTGTCCTGCAAGATGGGCAATATCTAGCTCTCGGGCCGCCTGTAAAAGTGCGGCCACAGTTTACGCATACCCTCGGGAGAAGTGTTGGTTTAGAAACACGGATTTTCCTTTGCAAACTCCCACTCCTCTCCGAATTTCTCTTCATGGCGCTTTGCATACTCATCGAAGAACTCCTGGTCTTTACACGGTGCAAGCTCGTTGTGAATCTCCTCGCGGATCTCATCGTCCATATACATTACAGCTACCTCGAAATCAACCTCAACACCATACTCGTTTACTACCATTTTTCTCATTTTTTTATCCTCCGTTCCTTTGATGATTTAAGTATATCACTATTTGTACAAATAGTCAAGCATTATTTTAAAATAAATTAAAAAAATCCCCGGATTGCTCCGGGGATCTCTCAATTCCATCTCAAAACATCAACCGTTGCCGCTCCGACAATGCCATCTACCTTGATTCCGTAGTGCTTCTGAGCCGCCATTACAGCTGCTCTGGTATCTTTACCGTAGTTTCCATCAATGTTACTCTTGCCCTTGCTGTTCTTCTCGGGCAGGAATCCCAACCGAATCAGATGGTACTGAATCCACTTAACATCGTCGCCTTTCATCATCGGATCCGTCAGTTTGATGGTCCTGGTCGGCACCGGGTATGTGTTGCCGACTGTGGCAACACGCGGGCGGGGATTGCCGGATGCCACGATGACGGTGTGCTCCTTGGTCTTGGTGACGAGGATATCGCCATTATAGACCGGGGTCTTGGACTGATTGACATAAGCGGTTTTTGTGAATAGTCCGGTCGCCATCAGCATATTGGCCTCATTCGCTGTGGTAAAGTTGCCCGGGTCTCTCCCGGTCGCTTCCCGTACCGCCTGCCGCACCAGGGAGCTACAGTCTGCATTGGTCTTGACCTTGGTGTTAATGCCATGCTTAACCACGCCCAGACGGTCAGACTGGCTGTAGCCAATGTTGGGATTGTTTGCCGCCTTAATACCCAGCTCTGCGATTGCGTCAGCGTGTGATACCTTTTTGGGGCGCAGGATATACCACCCTTTCCGGTGGGTATACATTGCCTGCATACTCACCTCTCCCCGGATGTCATTGGTCTTTGATTTCTGTTTCTGGTCTCCGGCCTTGCCGCCGGAGTATCTACCACGCTCATCAGAGCGGGCAGAAGATACCATGATTGCCATCGCCTACACCTCCTCGCTGACTTCCGGGATTCCGGCTACACTCGTCAGGACAGACACTACAGCCGCCAATGCGGACGCACTCGCTACCATTTGCCAGTCTACTGCGCCCATGACTGCCGCCGCTCCAATGACACCTACAGCTGTTTGCGCCGCTGTCTTAATTGCCCGGACAGCCGCCGCCTTGATCCACTTCTTGGTGTCTACGCTTGCCTTAAATACACAGTTCTTCATGTTCTTTTCTCCTTTCTACATTCCGGCCTGCTGGAAGATGTACCCCAGCACAAGGCCGATGATTACAGTAATCACATAGCTGGAGACTGACCGCCACTTCTCCCCGTCCTTACTTTCCAGCTTTTCCAGCCTGTTGCCCTGGCTCTCCTGCTCTTTTACCATGCCCTCGATGGAGTAGGCCAGTTTCTCCACCGAGGACGTAAGGGCGGCTAACTGCTGCATGTTCTTTTCCAGGATCTCGATCCGGCGGTTCTGGCGGTGGTTCTCTTCCTCGATACGTTTTGCGAATTCTTCATGCTCCGCTCTTGTTATTGGTGTCTCCATTGGTTTATCTCCTCTGGGTTTACTGGTTTACTCCGAAATCGGAGTAAAATATCCTTTTGCGTTCGTCCCTGTATATTTGATGGTCATACCTTTGCGAGCAAACACGGATGCTATCGTAGTGTTATCCAGCGTCGTAGCCGTATTGTTTGTACTGCTGAGCACCATTACATTCAGGCCATTCACCCAGCCTCTTGCCACGGAAGATGTCATATAACTGCAGGTGATTCGGAAATATCCGTCAGAGGGACAGATATAATCTTCGTTATTTGTCAGGGTCACCTGGGGCCCGAAGGTATTTGCGTCTATTCTCGAATTCACAGATCCAAACTCATTCGCAATCCGTTCTTCCAGGTTGTTCATGTTTGCCGCCGAGAAAGCATCTCCCTCCTGAGATACGTTTCCCTCAGTCCTGGATACCATGACCGCCTCAGAAGTCCCATCGGATTTTTCCAAGGTCCTGCGTGTGGGATATTCTGATATCCTGTCTTTCCATTCTTTTTTTTCGTAGCTCATACATTCCTCCTACAACATCAATTCAATAGGCTGACCGGAATAATATTCATCGCCGGAATAGTGGAGCTTCCCAGCAGCCTCCTCAATGTCTATTACAGAGACAGCGATCAACAATTTTTTCTCGGTTTCTACCGGGTTCGGCGTCATCCTGACGCTCAGTATTTTAAGCTTTCCCATAACGGCTCACCTGTATCGGGATATTTTCAACAAGGGTTTCATCTGCGATATAATAGATGACCCGCAATATGTACCCGCCTATCGTCTGAGGGGAAATCAGCATATCAAGCGTATGCCAGGTTAATACACATTCTCCGGAATCCTCTATCACTCTCCCGGTATTTTTAATCAGTTCGTACTCGGCTTTTGTAATCTCAAATGTTTCGTTCTTTTTGGAATAGATATCGACATATATATGTTTCTTCTCGCCCAGTTCAAAGGAAATCACACGGTTCACCTACTCTCATTTTGCAGAAAAACACAGCCTTTTCTTTTGCCTCTGCGTTATACTTTTCACTTTTTGCTATCGCTGAAAAATGGTCCGGAAGCACATCTACGCAGAACTTTTCTGCTCTGTTTCTGCTTCCTATTTCATGTATCATGACCCTCATACATAACGCGGTCAGGTCAATGCTCAAAAGGAACTGTGACACATACGTCATGTTTCCAGCTTCATCATAAGCCGACAGCTCCACGACATACACACCGGACGGGATACGGGGGACGATGGCTTCCCATCTGTCCCCCTCTTTCCACTGAAAAATAACCGGTTCACTGTTGATCTTTCCGATCAGCTTAACAGTCATCAGTCGGTCACTTCCACTGCGATAATGAAGGTGCTGCCAGCATCTACCGGGTTCGGAGTCAGTGTTACAGACTTGATCACCGGAGCTACCGTATCCAGGGTCACCGTTCTGGTTACAGTGGTGGTCTTGCCCGCACTGTCTTTTGCCACGACGGTAATGGTGTTGCTGCCGGATACCAGGGTCAGTGCTTTACTGAAGGAACCATCGGGGCCTACAGCAACGCTTTCCGCAGTACCGCTGTTCAGCTTAACAGTTACGGTTACCGGGCTGGATGTAGCGTCATTGGTGGTTCCTTTGACGGTCACAGCGGCATTGTTAGTCACGAGACCATTAACAGGTGCTGTAACGGACAGGGTAGGCGGTACGGTATCGATCTTGAAGGTTACGCTCTTCTGCGTTGCCGCATTTCCGTCGTTATCAGATGCGTCGATCTTGATGGTATGACTTCCATCAGACAGTGCTGTGCCTGGCGTGTAAGCGCATTCGTATCCACCTGTGACAGCCGTCTTTATGATGGAATCTCCCGTGATTTTGCTTCCAGAATCAATGGTAATTCCAATCGTCGCAGTATTCACACCGGAATCTTCATCGGTCACCTTCCACTTAATCACCGGCTTATTGCTGGTAATATAAGCACCTGCCGTCGGACTGGTAATGGTAATGATCGGCGCTACCTTCTCCTTAACCTTCAGCTGAAGGGAGCTTCCCAGTGTGGTATCACTTGTTGTTACGGTTTCACTGTTTCCAGCCTCATCTTCTGCCTTAACCGTTACCGGATAATAATGCCCTGTGAGGTTATAGGATGATTTTGACGGCGCCGTGATAGTCGCTTCGTATTTTCCCGTACTGCTATTCAGCGTCAGCGTGTAGGTCTGGCCGTTCACCACGGCCTGTACAGTTTTTACTGCCATACTTGTTTCCTCCTTTATTTTTAATTATATATAGAGCACTCGCGTATCCTTTCATAGATACGCGATGTCTTTCACTTATAGATTATGAAACAGGCTACTCTGCGGAAAGTGGCCTGAAATATCCTTTTGCGTTCGTTCCTGCGTATTTGATGGTCATCCCCGCGCGTACATATACAGTAGCATTTGTTGTATTATCCGGTGTCACCGTTTCACTGTTGGTACTAGTTAATGTAAGCAGCTCCGCACCGTTCACATATCCACGAGCTACCGAAGATCTTTCATATCCGCAGGTGATACGAAAATAACCATCAGCAGGACAGATATACTCTACGTTTTTCGTCAGAGTCACCTGAGTGCCGAAGGTATTTGTACTTATTTTGATATTTAACGCACTAAGCTCCGCCCCGATATTGGTAGCCTCTGCCTTGCTCGCGTCCCATGCTCCGGCGGTCTTGTCAGCCGTAAATCTCCAATACTGGCCGTTGTACGTGACGTACTTCCCGGTTGTGTAGCTCTCGGTCTCGCTAAACGGCGTGGCAAGCATAGCCATTACTGTGCTGATGTCTGCAGAGGCCTGCACGTAGGCGCTACCGCTCCAAGTGTAAATGATAGCCGGGATTACGGTGTTGTCAACGTACAGCATGGCCGGGTCTCCGGTTGCCGGGAATGCGGACGCCGCCGCAAATACAATTTGCTCTTTTCCGTCTTTTCCCGCTGCGCCATCGTTGCCTTTCGGTCCCTGCTCGCCTCTCGGGAGGACAAAGTCTAATACCGCCGCTTGTTCTGTCCCGGCATTAGTCACACTCGGAGCGCCGCCCGGCTCTGTAGCTGTGACGGTGCCAATCTCAATAGTTGCCGCTTGCCCAGGGTCTCCCTTCAATCCGTTCTTTTTCAACTCGTCGACTTCAGACAGCGCAGACTGAACCTCTCCGATTGCTACTTGAAGCGCCGTAAATTCGTTTTGAGACTCTACGCCAGAATCATTGATATTCGATGGATTTACCCGCACTACGAATATAGGCGTGCTAATGTCTGTCTCCTCTTCTCCGCTTCCAGAGGTCAGGCGAATTTCCACCTGCACCATCCCAGGAAGCGCCAGCATCTGATTTGTGAAGTCCATCTGTATGTTGTTTCCTGTCAGCGTTGCCGCCAAGAACGACACCGTTCCGTCCGGCTTTTTTGCCCAAAAGGTCAGTCCTTCGTTGGTTGGCTGAATGATTGCTCCATTGGCTTTTAGTGTCACAACTGCACCACGGCCTATGTTGTTCTGCTGCGCCTCCATGATTGGAAGCGGATACGGTTTATAAAGATCAACCTCGATCGGATAGTATAATCGCATTTATGCCCTCCTATGATACCCCAGTTATAAGCCCGTTCTGGACTGTCAATCTGCTTGTTCCCATAGTCACTGTGCCGCTCCACCCTTCTGCAAAGTATGCACTTCCATATACGGATAGTTTTCCAAGCACCTGTGCATCGCCGTCGAAGGCTGCTGCTCCATCTGCGCCAAACGGGATCCGGAATCGTCTGTTATTGTTATGGTATCCCGTAAGTGCTTCACCAGAAAGGACAAGCTTCGAGTTCCCTTGGTAGATATACTCCAGGGATTTGTAGCTTGCTAGACTGCTGTCCATGTGGAATCCGTTGGCGTCAATCCTTGCCGCCTCGTTTCCGTTTGCGTCCAGCACCCTGCAAACGCCGTTTCCGTTCTCGTTACCGCCCAAGGTTAAGGTTCCGCCTTTTATGATATTCGCTACCATCGTCCCTGTGACGATCCAATCAGCCACAAATCCATTTTGCTCGAAGCTCCAAACGGTATCATAGGGGCCATTGGCTCCGTTGTGGGAGTAGGTGATACCATTAAGGTTAAGCCACAGGATCTTTTGTGCTGTGGCCTCGTCCTCGGTGTCCATGATCTTGATCCCGTTCGGCTTGCCGTCCGAGTTCTGGGTGATGAGCATATTTCCGCCGTCATACCCGGCGATAGAGGCCGCCATGTTGTCAATTAAGGCCTGCATATTCTGCCGGAATGAGCTGTTCGGGTTCTCAATCTCCGCCTTGATGTTTTTAACGGTAGTCTGGATTTTGGGCGCTGTGCTGGACAGAGTGACAAGGTTTTTTTCGGGATAGTACGGATACCGCCAGTACTCAACTACCTGATAGTCAAGAGCAATATTTTTGATATCGTCAATCAGCCGCACCACAGAAAAGAGGGAAAAGTCCTGCCATGAGTACATTTCCGGGTTGGTGGCCGCCAAGTCATAGACGGTGCACTCGTAAGAGCGATCCGGGCTTCCCCCGGTCTTTACCGCCGCCTGTGCCGCCTCCAGAAGATTTTCTTTAATGGTGTACCGCTCGTCCTGCCAGTACGCACAGATTACCTTGTCGGTATAGCCGTGGTACTCTACATAGGGCTTGCCGTCGTTGATATCTGCAAAGCTTAGGCCGTCCTTGCCGTAGGCGTAGAGCCTTGTAAAAAAGTCGGTGCTCTTGCCCTTAAAGTTAATCTCTGTCAGGTTAAGCTCCCGGCTCGCAAACGCTCCAAGGGGTTGAAATGCTGACAGGGTGTAGGCTCTTACAATCTTTGCAGACACGTCAAACCGGAACACTACACCATAAGTATTTACGCACTGCTGGATCACCTCCAGCGGCGTATAGTTGCCCTCAATCGTCCGGCTGATGGTGCTGCCGGAGTTGTCCACAAACAGCCACCCGGACGGGAGTACACCGTCAACCGTCTGCTGCAGGGTTGCGGAGTTGTTGCTGTATCCCAGCTTCATCTCTGCCTTTAAAGCGTCAAGGTTAAGCTGGCACTTGATTTTTGCCGTGCTTGCCCCTGCGTCTATCGCCTTGACCAGATACGGCTGCTCATACTCAATCACAGCCTCCTCCAGTACGTGCGGATAGTTGTCATCATAGATCGACATGTTAAAAATCAGCTCGTCCAGTCCGTTGGATTTTTCGCAGATGTAAAAATCGTCTACATTTAAGACGGCGCTCACGTCTGATATAAGCTTAAGCATTCCATTCCCCTCCTATTAAAAATATACTGGATAAAACTCTACTGTCAGAGTGTCGGCACACTCCAGATTATTAAGCCCCGGCTTAAGGATCGGGAACCGTATCCACTCCGCATTTTCTGCCGCCGGAACCCCGTCAACCAGAATCCGCTTGTTAATGCCGTCAACCACAAGGCGCTGGCCTGCGGTCACGGTCTTAAATGTCACGCTCCCAACCTTGTACCCGGTTCCGGACGTCCCGACCGTACAGGACAGTATGCAGTCTGTATCCGGGAGGGTGCTGTCACACGCTACTGTGTTACCTGTCACCGTCACCTTGTCCCCATGCCGTACACCAATAAGCGTATACTCCACCTCAATGAGCTCCGGGGCCGGGTACGAAGAGTCCCCGATAGCTGACAGGTATGCGGAGTATCGGAATCCATCGTCCATTAAAAGCTCATTTTTGCCAAAAATCAGCATATCAAAAAGGCTCTTTTTGCGGGTCACATCGTCCCGGTCCGTACCCTCAAACACCACCGGGAGGGTGATAGTCATAAACCCTGTTGTGCTGGTTAAGAGGACAAAACTTGACCGATTGCGTCCTTTAAAGGCTGCCGTGTCAAGCTGATATCCGCTTGTCTTGTACTCCATGCGGAGCTGACCGCCGTAGTCGGCTATATCAATGCCGTTTATCCACATCCTACATCTCCTCCCAGCTTAACTGCTCGCCTGTCCACCATGCGCTCGCTCTTGCCACTTCCCGACCGTCCAGATAGAGCGGGACTGTGATTTCTGCCCCTGCCTTGTAACTGCCGGAGAATCCGCTTGTTAAATCTTTTGCGTACTCGCTCACATCGGGGATGTTATAATTTACATCTGCAGTCAGTCCGGCGATTGCCCGGCTTCCAAGATCACGGGCGGCGTCCTCTGCCAGATTGTCCTCGTCAAAAGCCTGCTCCAAGCCTTGCGGAACCGTAACGCCGATCTTTTTCGCTTCTTTCGATGGCGAATGAGAATCGAAGGCTTTTTTAAGCGAATTCAACGCATTTTTCGCCAAGCTCTTGGCCTTGTCATACAGGTATGATGCTGCCCCCATGAGGCCGTTTCCAATGCCATGTACGACATCTTTACCGACCTGCCCCCAGTCCACATTATCAAACGAGTGGAGAATATCGTGGACAAGTTCCAATGCTGCGACTGCCAACCTCGGCGCGGCCCTAAGTAACCCATTCACCAGCGCCACAACTAGCCGGATCGCTGTCTCTATGATTTGAGGGAGTCGTGAGCCAATCCCTTCCACAAGTGCCTCTATCAGAACAGCCGCCGTCTCTATAATGTCGGGAAGCATGGATATAAACCCATCAATCAGCGTCATGATCACGTTCAGGGCTCCGTCCATGATCTCCGGGCCGTTGTCCTTGACAGACCCCAAAAAGGCCTCTACCAGCTTAACCGCTGTATCCACAAACTTAGGCGCACCATTGAGCAGCTCTGTGATGGCTTCAGTCAACACCACGCCCGCAGTCTCAATAGCACCCTCGACGCCGCCCTCCTGCGCCGCCGTGGTCAGCTGGTCAACCCACTCATTGACCTTCGGGAGCGCGTCCTGCGCCAAAGAACCAAATAGATCCTCCGTCAGTGTGCCAGTCAACGCCGATACATTGTCCTTGAGTGTGGACATCTGCCCCTCGAACGTCTTGGACTGATTCTCCATCGCGTTGTAGAACTGCCCGCCGGATTCTGTTGCTGTAACAAGCGCATCGTTCAGCTCCTCAAATGATACGCTTCCCGCAGATACACGCTTACGGACCTCTGCCATGCTCTCGCCTGTCTTATCAGCGATAATCTGGAGCGGGTTAAAGCCTTGGTCAATCATCATGTTGATCTCTTCCAGGGACGCGTACCCATTGGACTGGACACGACCGAACGCCGTCGCCATTGTACCAAGAGCCTGCGCATTGCCCTGCGCTACATCGCCCAGCCTTTTCAGCTGATCCGGCAACTTGTCGGCGGTAGAGCCAAACGCCAGAAGCGTCTTTGACGCGTCAGCCAGATCCGTCATTGCCAGAGGGGTATGCGCCGCCAACGTCTTGAGCTTATCAGTCAGTTCCGTGGCTTTTTCCGCATCGCCCAGCATCGTCGTGAATGCCGTCTGATAGGATTGCATCTGGGCGTTGTATTCGATGCCCATTTTTGCAACAGCGGCAAGGCCAGCACCAGCCGCCGATGTAAGGCCGACAAATGCCACTCCTATACCTTTTAACGCTTTTTTTCCAACCTTCCCGAGCTTGTCGAATTTGCTGGAGCTTTTTTTGACTGGATTGTCAAGCTTGTCAAGGCTCGCTTCTGTCTTTTTTATCTCCTCATCAATGCCGCTGTTGTCAACGACTGCTTTATATCTTACCTCGCCAACATCTGGCATATATCATCACCTGCCTTTTGCCTGTGCTTCCAGCATGGAGTACAAGCCCCGGAGTGCCTTTTCTTTTTGCCCCTGGGTCTTTTTTATCGCCACCTCGGTTTTTGCCTTGATAAGCGCCGCCCGCTCTTTTGCGTTGTACTTGGTAGGCTCCGGGATCTCCCTCTGCCGGATCTCGATCCGGTCTGCCAGACGTGTCCCCCTTGGGATACCCTGCAAAAGCTCCGTAAACTCCCGCCACGTGAGCGCGTCCGTGTGCAAATTTATCCGGTACGCCTGCCAAAAGGCCGAAAAAATCAGCGGGGAATCCTGCTCAAAGTCAATGACAGGCTCTCCGCTGTTTTTTGGAGTGTCCGGGAAGATGGTTTTTACCACTTTTTCCAGCAACTTCGGCTCGTCCGGGTGCTTGCCTATGATTAAGTTAGCAAGCGCCACCTCAATCTTGATTTGCTCGGACAGCTCCGGATCGTCCAATGCGTCCAGTGACGCAAGTACATTTTGCCAGCACAGGTTGAGCTTGTAGGTCTTTCCGCAATGCTCAACCGTATCTTTCTCCCGATCGTACAGTTTCATCGGCTCATTTGACGGAACCGCTCCGCCCGCTCTTTCATAGCCGCCTGTACCTGCGGATTGATTACGTCGGCAACAAACGGGGATACGTCCATAAGCATTTCCGTCCACCGGCACTTGTTCGGGTCATTGTCGCCGTAAAAAGCCAGCAGTTTATCACAGCCCGCCCGACCAAATATCAGTCCAAAAAACTCAGTCAGTACAAGGCCGTATGATGTCAGCGCGACCTCATCAGTGGGGTTGGTCTGTAAATTGTGCTGTGCCTCGCCCAGCATTGCCCGGAGGCGGTTGTACTGTGCCAGAATGTCATCAATATAGAGTTTGACGGGGAGGCGCAGGGCCTCCTCGCCTTTTGAATCGTTAATAACCAACTCGTCGTTTATGGTCTGTTTGCGCTGTATTGTGTACATTCCATTTCCTCCTCTTTTTACTGATTGGCTACTACGGTAGCCTGTCCGGTTGCCACTACTACACTGGTGGACGTGTTGACCATCGCCACGGTCACAATGTTACCGTTGGGGATTGTGTAATCTCCAGCCGTAAAGTCATTCCATCCAGTCAGTACGCTTCCGACTGTTGCGGTCGGTGCTACAGAGCCGTAAGCCCATACATATTTACAGCCAGCCGCCGCCTGCTCCGGTACTACGGACAGCGCTGTGTCCCCGGTTGCTGTGCCAGCTACGGACTTAACCTCAAGGGTTGCCCCCGGAGTGATGGTTGTAAGGGTCGGCTTGCCGTTAAAGCGTACCTCAAAGGATACCGCGGATCCGTCCGTGGTGCCGCCGCCCAGATCCGTCATGTTGGCCAGAGTAATCGGGCATGTGATCTGGTTGATCGTGCCGTCCGCGTTGCCTACAGAGATCCTAAAGTTGGTGTTCCGCTCTACCATCAGGCCGTACTTTCTCGCAGCGTCGAAGATGTAATCCTGTGCGGGGTCTCCGATGATTCTGCGGCCTGTGCAGGTGTAGGCCGGAGCCATGCCTGTCACGTAGTTACTCGCATACCCCTTATTGGCAAAGAAAAAGTACTGCTGTACTACCTCATTAAGCGCTTCGGAAAAGTTCTCAATTCCTTCTCCAAACGGCTCCCATGTGCGCTGCTGTCCGTTCGGTGTGGTGTCAATCTCGCACTGGATGCCATGCGCTACAAGTAAAAAGTTATCTGCCATTATACTGCTCCTTTCTTGTTGTAAAACTTCACCCGGAGGCTGGAACCAAGAACCCAGTTCCGGTTTTCCTCGCGCCCGATAACGCTCGGGGCGGCGGTGGTTTCTATTGCGTAAATCTGCCAGTCCTCCGTATACGGGAGGACTTTAGACGTTGTAAGTGCGTGGTGTGCCCGCTCCATATCAGCCATTACAGTGTGCAAATCCTCGCCCTTTCCGTTAAAAAGCACCGGAAATGATTCGTTTGTGGTCAGCGGCCGGAATGTGGCAATGGGTGCTCCGCCCGCCATGCTGACAGCGTAGCCGTCAAGCGGAGGCACTGACCCGATTACCACCTTTTTCCCGGTGATGGCCTGTACCATCTTCTGGATTGATTTGACAATCTCCTCTCTCATGTAAGTGCCTCCGTAAATGCATTCTGTGCGACTTTTTGCCACTCTTCCCCGTGCGCATCCTTGGCATTATCAACCCATGCGCTCCCAGTGCCCGGCGTGGTGTAGTGCTTGACCTGGTGGCTGCCGTCTGCTCTTACGCCAAACCACTGATACCCGGCATACACGCCACGCCAGACAAGATCCTTTCCGTCCTCGGTGTCCTCAATCTGGCAGGAATCCCGTAAGATATGCTCACCATCATCGGGCACGTAGTCCAGGCTGTCATTTTTTATCTGGATTGCAAGGGCTCCCGTGGCAGCCTTGCTCGCTCTTTCCAGTGCTGCCGCCCATGCGGCTCTGTCAGTCTTAACCTCTATAGGCATTAAACCAGCCCCAATTCTATGTGATGGATTTTTGAGCCGTCGCAAGCGTCCGGCACAAGGTCAACCGTCAGCACCTCGTACTCGCTTAAAGCTTTCCCTCCGGGGTTTTCGATTACCGCCCGCATGGGCTTCCCGGCCTCCAAACTCTGTGCAAGTAACGCCTGATAGTCAAGCTGTGGCGTGGACAGTCTGGAATCCACAAACAGGATAGATGACAGCGTCACCTCGGTATTGTTTACCGTTTTCCGGATCTCGTCCGTGTCCTGCAAGTGTACCCTCTTAACCGTGTACTCCTCCCATGTGGGAGTTTGCCACTCGTCCATAGCTGTGCAGACCTTAAGCGTCACCACACTCCTAAGTAGCTGCTGCGGTATTGGTCTAAGCATTCGACGCTCCTCTCCATGAGCCCTGACTGCTCCAGATATACGGATACCGCCGGGCTTATCATCATCTGTGCTGCGGTCTGCTCTGTCTTGCCGCTGTCTACGTGTACCTTCCCGACCGTAAAGCCTTGTCCTGCCTGTCCGGTCATGGTCGATTCCATACCATACTGATAGGTGTACAGGATTTGAGCTGCCGTCGCCTTTTTAACAAGTGCCTGTGTATAAGCAGGCAGGGCGGACAAGCCGCCCCGCTGAATCTTATACCGTGTCACACTGTCGATTAAGTCACTGGCAAGCTCGGCGTACACCGGAAACTCCTCTTCCGTCAGCGGGCAAGTGCCGTAGATTGCAAGATATCCGTTATAATCAATGTACGCCATTACTTCCCCTCCTTATCAGCCGCCTACTACTGCGGACGCGCTGCCTACTGTGGTAGCTGCGTTGCCCTTGGTAGCGTTGACCAGTGCCACAGTGACAACATGGCCTGTTGCGGTGGTGATATCGTCGCCGTTCTTGACCTCAGTCCAGCCGCTGGTAAGCTTCTGGCCATAGGTTACGGCCTCCGCGCCTGTGCCGTCCTTAGCCACGTACTTCATGCCGTACGGAGCCGCCGGAAGATTGAGCACTGTGTGGGTGCTATCTGCTCCTGCGCTGGTCGTAAAGGTCAGCGTGCCGATGGACGGAAGAGCCGCGATGTTGGCAAAGATACCCGGCAGTCTCTGGTTGAGCGCAAATACATCGTAGTAGTAGCGCTCGTAATACAGCCACTTGCCCTTGCTCTGCGCGGTCGGTGCGGACATCATAGAGACATCGTATACCACCGGAGCAGCGATGGAAGCCGGGTTATACATCAGCAGATTGATCTGCTGTGCATTTTCCGCAGGTGTCCAGCCCTCCGTAAAGTCATAGGCGGTCTTAAGCACGTCGGACGGCACCTCCATGATGGACACGCCGTCCAGCTTGCCTACATTGCGGTCAATGTTGCGGATACCTGTGTCAGCCTCCACAAATCTGGTGATACCAGCCGCCTCCTTCAGGAGCTTGTAAGCGTCCGGGGTGATCTTTGCGCGGATCTGGTCTCTCGGAACTCTCTGGTCTACCATGTACGCAAGGTAGGAGTCCCATGTTGACAGGATATTGTCCGCGGTCAGCGCTGTTGCGTCCACGCCGCCAAACGCGGAAGCCGCTGCGGCCAGCTTGGAAGCTGCATAAGCGTCCTGCTCCGGGATCTTCTGGAACTGGTTGAAGGTCTGTGTGATGTTGGCCAGGGTAACGATTGCGTCCTCCTGGATATCCATCGGGTCAACCAGTGTATCCCACTCACGATCCATGCTCATGGTGAGGATCTGCTGGTCGGTGTTGAAGTTGCGCTTAAAGTTGCCGTCAATGCTATCTCTGTTGACAGCTCGCGCACCGCCTACGGTCATGCTCTGGACAGCTACAGATTTGCCACCGATGGGCTTATAAGTCGCGCTGTTCGGACTGCCGTACAGGTCGGAAAAGTAAGACCAATGCGGGTATGCGTTGGCCATTGCCTTGCTATATTCAGTTGTGTAGTTAAGTGTCTGCTGTTCGAATGCCATATTCTCTTTCCTTTCCTACTTCTTGGTGCCGAACCAGATACCATCTACCGTGGTCTTTTCCTGACCTTTCGGCATGGTTCCGGATACGCCCGCGCCAAACTGCGGGGTTTTTCCAGGCTCGGTGGTTGTGGTCGGCTCAAAGTACTCTTCGTAATCTTCCGCGACCTTTTTTAACTGCTCCTCAACGCTCGGCGCGCCCTCCTCGCGGTTGAGCATGTTGTAAACGGTCTCGCGGAATTTGGGTTTGATGCCGGAAAAGTCATCAGTGCCAAGGGCGCGGAGCATGTCACGCTCGCCCTGAAGCTTTTTGTACTCGTCCGACTGGGTTACATCTACAGGTGGCTGATTCTCGGTGGCTTTTTTAATCTCCTCGTCAATCTTTGCCTGCATATCTGCTTTTGGGATATAGTCCGCAAGGCTTGTGGAGTATAACGTCATGACCTTCTCCAGCTGCTCCTCTGTCAGTCCATATCCTGTTAATGTCTTTCTCGTAAATGCCATATTGGCCTCCTTCCGATATCGCTCGTCTCTGCGAATTGCCCGCAAGGTACGGCTGCGGACTGCCACGATTTGCGGCACAGTTTAACGCCTTGTCACAGGGGCGATAAAAAAGCACCCCCGGAGGAGTGCGTCTCAATATACTGCGTTGCTATATGACCCCATAGCTGGGAGATAAAGGATCACCTCCTTAATCGTCGTCAATGTCTGACCCATCACCAAGGGCCGCGGCCAGCTTAAAGTTGGCTTCCTTGTTCCAAAAGTACTCGTACTCCTGGAGCTTATTCTGCACGCTCACGGGTACAACTGCTTCCGCCGCCTGCATTAGCCCGGCGGTTGCTCTAAAATATTCCATGCACAGCCTAAAACTCTCGGTAAGTTCTCGCGGCTCCGTACTCAATACGGTGCTGGAGTATGTCAGCACTGCGTCTGATATGCTCGGCTCACGGTATCCCAGGGCGATCCCCATCTCTGCAAGATCATCGACCTGCTCGCTCATGGTCTCATACCACTCGCCAATCTGCTCATGATTTCCGAACCACGCGGCGTCTTTTCTTAAGTTCCGGTGCAGTGTCATCAGGTTCTGCACCAGAATCTTCATGTACGCTACCAGTTTTTGATACTCGTTCACTCTTTTCCTCCTCCTTTCCCTTTGCTATGTGTTCCCGGTATTCTTCCGGGGCCAGGAACAGTCCACACTTAATGCAGTGCACTCCGTCAGCCCGTCCCTCAAACTCATGTTTACAGTCCATATTGCCCTCCTTATTTGATTTGCTCCCGGTCGTATCGTCTTGTACGCCCGGTCCGCTTGATAAACTCCCTCATGCGCTCCTGTCTGGCTCTTATGACGGCCTCCTGCTCTTTCGCAGCGTCATCAAGCCCGGCGCTTGCAAACGCCTCCATTTTGCGCTTGGCGTTTCGGATATCCCGCTCGTATGCTCTCTGCTGCTGGGATTCCCGGTACAGCCTGTCATTCTCTTTTTTGTCCTGCTCCGGCTTGTCCTGCGGTATCGTGACTTTTGGTATCTGCGGGAGCGGGTAATGTCCGCAGTTAATGCCAAACAGCCCGGCAGGCTTGCCGTAGCTGGTATACTGTATCCCGCTGTATTTGTGCTTTGCCCCGTTTCCGTCCGTAAATGTACCGGACGCTCCGCTCCAGCTGTAAAACTTGCCTTGGTACGGATAGCACAGCGGTCTTGCTCCCGGGTGCTGCGACACCTGGAAAATATCGCTCTTATAGTCCTGCTGTTTGGCTCTCACGGAATCAATCGCTGTGTTGTGCGATGTTGTCCTTATCACCATGCCCATGTATGCCTCCGGAGACCAGTGCCGCCCGGATATATCCACAAACCCAAACAGGCCACGCTCCGCAAGCTGGGCTATTGCCTTTTTTAATGCCTGTGTCCGTGTCTCTGTTCCGGACACTACGGCAATCGCCGCCTGGTTGGCTACGCTCTGCACAAATGCCTTGCTAAGTACGCCGATATTAAGTTCCTCCCACTGTACCACCTCGCTTACCACCCGGAGGTATGCCGCCCGGGAAGATTCCAAGAGCGTTGCGTTGGTAAGATTGGCTTGCTCTATCGCCCGTGACATCATGGTCTCTACAAGCTCGACTGTACTATCTACCGGAGCCTGTTCGATTGCCCCCTCTTTGATGGCCTTATCTATCAGGCTTTCCAGGTCTCGCAGTGCAATGGCTGATGACTCTTCCAGTGCAAGCCGGATCTCCATCGGTACTCTCTTGGTGGCCTCGTTGATAATCCGCGCATTCTCGGCGGTCAGCTGTCCCAGTTCCGCAAGCTTGCGAACCTCCCAGTCCGCCGTGCGGAATGCCTTTCCCGTCCCCAAATGCTTTGCAATATTAGCTATCAGCCTGTCAATACACTCCAGATATGCGTCCTCTACAGGCTCCGATAACCGGAGCGCTGTCAGCTTGTCCAGCTTTGCCACTACTCAGCACCGCCCATCTCCAGCTTATCCAGTATGCTACCGCTCACGGCTCCCTCGTCCGCAATCTGCCGGATCTCCCAGTCTGCCTCGTCCTCGGTCATGCCAAGCGTCTCAACCATAAACCGCTTTTTGCTCATCAGACCATTACCGACCAGCAACACGCCCTCGTTAATATTGGTCTGTCTGTCCTGCAGGATAGAATCATCAAAGACCACCTTGCACTCCCAGCCACGCTCCGCAAGGCTCCGGATACTGTATCCCTCCCACTGCAGATCGTAGATGGCCGCCACCTGTATGATTGCGTTTACAATCTGGTCAATGGCTGCCTTAACCTGCAGCTGGTGTCCCTTGATAGTTTTGTAGGTCTTGGAGTTTTCGCTGATTACCTCGGTGGCCGTCTTAAGACCCTGTGCCGAATCAAAAGTAAAAGTGCCGGCCGAAAAGCCAACCTGTAAGCACAGGATAGACAGCAGCGCATTGATGGCGGCTACATGCTCGTCAACCCGGAGTTCTACGCTGTTGTCCTGGATCTTAAGGCTGTCCGTGTCATCGGTCGCAAGCGCCTCGTATGCCTCATCAGAGGTGTCAAAGTATCGCCGTGGCATACCAGTTTCCGGCTCTATGACTGTACGGATACACTTTGCGGGGACGATAATCCTTTTACGCCCCAGCTTAAACTCCCGCACAAAGCTGTCAAATGCAATATCCAGCGCCTTAAGCGTCCCCATCGCATTTGCGTAGATACTCACGCCCAGCGGGGAGTTGTCATCAAGGTTGTTGGCTGTTGCCGTCCGGTAGTATGCAAATAGCGACGTGCTTAATCCCTCAAGTGGTGTGCTGTCATTAAGATACGGGTATATGGTCTCCAGTGGATACCGGAATCCAAGGATGTCCTGCGGCTCTGATATATCTCCCTTTTTTGGCATATCCGCCCGGTACAGCTCATTGCTCACCCAGTAGGTGAGACCGTCCCATTTATGCCACTCCAGCCTGGTGTAGTAGTATCCGTCTTTTGCTTTGCGGTCGATAAATACCGCGTCATATACCTTGGCATTATCCCAGCCTGTCGGTACAAACTGGTCTGCCATGCAAAAGCCCAGCTTAATCTGCCCGGAATCCGGAACCACATTACCCTCGCTGTCATGCCGCTCCTCATACCATGCCTTGACAGCGCCACCACCCAGCGCAAGGGACTGCTCAATATGCTCCTGCATTTTTGTCCAAAAGTTGTTTTTTGTGAGGACGTCATGCACAAAGTCCTCAAGCGGCTGCGCCTCTCCATCTCCCTGAGATACGTGTACCTCGCACTGCTCCGACCAGATAAGCCCGGCCAGCTCTGCGCTAATGGCTTTTGCCATATCCATGCGTTCCATGTCTCGCTTTGCCCTCGGGTCTGCAATCGTGGGAGCTGCTACCCTGTGCCACGCCTTGTAAAAGCCCTTATACAGGTACTTCCAGACAAAAATACCAAAGTAGTAAAACTGGTTAAAAGCCGGAACCCCGCCGACCTCGAAGATATCTTTAAACTCTTTTGACATGCCTGTCTCTGCGCCTGTCCGCTGCATCCAACTCCTCACCGCCTTTTTAATCTTGTCAAACATTCTTCCACTCCTTTACAGAACATATGTTTTGTAAAAGTAATTTACGCTATATCTGGCCTCGTCCATCGCATGATTCCACGCATCGATGGGGTTGCCGTGTGCGTCTACGCAGTACAGACCAATCTCCTTTAAAAAATCCTGGTGCCCGTATCTGCTATCCTCAACGCAATAAAAAAGGCCTTTGTCTATGCAGGACTGCATATACTCAATGCCTACTTTTAATCCTTTGCTCGTGCCCTTTATGTCCCGTCCGTTGTTGTCGGCGCAGTCCGAAGCTATGCCAAACAGCTCCAACTCTTTACGCAGCGCCTTACATGCCGGGTCAATCTTCCAGCAGCTCTCCCGCATACCCGTCTTATTGCGGCAGTACGGGGCGAACTCCTGTGCTATCTCTCTAGCCTGCGTACTCATGGCCTTGTTGGCACCGTCATAGTACCAGTTGGCGATACGTGCCAGCCTGTACACCACGCGCCCCTCCTCGGTCTTGCGTGTGATGACATTGCAGGATATTGATGTCGCGTCTGTCAGACCACCGTCACCAGAAAAAAACATCTCCACGCAGTACTCACCGCTCGGGATCTCTTTTTTGATATCGCGCCCCGGGTCAAACATGCTGTAAATCACGCCCTCCGGGATAACCCGCAAGCCGTACCAGTCACGCTCCAACAAGTACTTGTTTTTGCAAAGCGTATTATACAGCTCCCTCTTTCTCTGCTCCGTCAGAATCGGATTGTCATCCGGTGTCCAGTGCGTCCAGTAGGTATCCTGTACATCAAACACCTCTGTGATACACGGGTGATTAGGAGCCGGAGGGTTAAGGTCTGCAATGTGCCAGCGTATCCTTGCCGCCATCGTCCGCCGGAATGCCTCCTGTATAGCGTTCATATGCAGCAGGTTAATCTCACAAAAAAAGACGCTCCCGAGTGACATACCCGTAAACGCCTTGTGACTGTCGGCCTTGCCGCCGCCCTTGTAATATATACGCTTATCCCCTTTGGGTGTGTGCAGGAGTAGGTGATCGCCATAGTCGTCATGCTTCATCTCCCACAGCCCCGCAAAAATGTGCTGAATTCCCAGGCCGTCACCGTCCAGCACCAGCTTAAAGGCCTGCTCCTGATTGTAGGCAAGTATCATGTGGTTTTTATCCGGTGTATTCCACCAATACCACGCGGCCCGCGCGATTGCACATGTTGTCTTGCCGGATCGCGGTGTACCCTCTAACACTTCTAAGCAGTGCTTGTATGGCATGCTCAATAGGCTCTCCTGCTTGCCTGACCATCTAACCTGCGTCAAATTTACCACCTACCGCCTTTACAATACCCTCAAACAGTCCCGTGTCTCCCTGCTTAACAGTCTCCGGTTTATCACGCCACTTGTCTGGCTTCCGGTTCTTTAACCAGAAAATCTGCGCCGTAGTGTCGGGCACTACCATCTTGCGGGTGATTGTACTCTCTTTGAGGATACGGTTTCCATTGCTGTCCGTCTCATATACATTCTTGGTCTCGTTGTACTCAAATCCAAGGGCTCTCTTGAGCAGTGATTTTTCCACCTGTCGGTCTACTACGTCCTTCCCCTTTTTTAAGGCCTCGGAAATTTCCACATATTTCCTTTTCCACCTGTACAGCGTATCAGGGTTGACCCCCATGTTTGCAGCGATCTCCGTATCTATCAGACCGTCCATCGCCCACCCCTCTATCTTGGTAAGACCTTCCGGGGTAATCCATTCCTCATATTTTGACAGCCCCATAGTCTCACCCCTTTCCGGTTAGAGGAGGTGCGGGCAGGTCTCCCCGCCCGCCGTTAATGGAAAAATGACAGCAACAGAAAAGAGGTATCCGCTGTGGGCTTGCAGATACCTCTTGCCATTTCTGACAATTATATCATACCACACTACGCCTATGTCAGTCTACGGGCATTACGGGCATTACGGGCTTTTTATATAATTATAAAACTTTCGGCTGACCGTCCGGCGGTTGAGATACATCGTATCGCCAATCTCGTCCCACCCCATACCGTTGATCACTCTGTACCTGATGATGGATTGTTCAGGCTCCGGTGCGTCATCAATATATGCCTCTATCCTCTCCCGGTCGCTCTCCACCTTTGCGATACACTCTTTGATTTTTTCTTCTAGCCGCATTTTTTCGTCCGTCCACCACTCTGCAAAGGACATACCGCCCCCGCTCCCTTTTGGCATGTCGGAGATCTCGCAGCCTTTGTAAGGATTAAAGCTCTCATGCCTTGCAAGCTCAATCTGCAGGGAGCGCAATTTTTCCCGGTCATTCTGATACGCATACAATTCTTTTGCGTCCATTGCTTCCTCCTATCAAAATACATGGCAATGCGTTCTTTTGGCACAGAGCGCACCGCCCTTTTAACTTGCCGGTAATTGTTTGTAACTTGCTACCGTAGCGAATCACAGAACCGCTCCAGGAGCGTGTTGTACTGCTCTGTCATGACTTTTGCTCTGACTGTGGATTCTATCAGCTCGCTCTGCAACCTCTGATTCTCGGACTTAAGCCTTTCCACCTCGTCCCGTGCTCCATTATCCAGAACGGTTGCCGGACTGCTCGGCTCTGCAAGTGTAAGGCCAAGCCCGGCGCTGATGGCGGTCTTAATCTCGCACATCGTATCCTCCGGCACATCTCGCAGGTAATCCACCAGCTTTTTCTGCGTGGTGTAGCTAAGTCTAAGTGGCTGTACATACTTAACTCCTTCGCTGGTCGCTACCTCAACCGCCCCATCATAGCAGATGTCCAACAGTGGCAGGAGCGTCACCACAATGTCGTCTGTGCCTACCACAACGCCCTCTCGTTCAACTGTTCCGGCTGCGTATCTCCACAGCTCTCCGCTTCTCGCTTCCATCTCTTTTTCCTCCGTTCTTTTTATCGCTCTGTACGCTGTCGGGTCAGGGTATCCGGATCCGTTCAGATACCCCCCCGGTCATTCATTGCCCTCCTGTTCCATGCTTTAATTGCCATTTCTTTTGACCAACACAATCCTGTTGAAGCACAGCATTTATCACATGCTATTGTGTATCTCCACGGTCTTTTTTCTGTATCTATAGTTCCATCTGGGTCATATACATGGCTCGCTTTCCCGCCGCAAAACGGGCACGGTTTAAGCTTCTCCATCAGTGTTCTCCCATGCTTCCAAAATTGCTCATTGGATATTCGTGCTCATTTTTGTGTTCAACGGAAAATTTTTTAATAAGACAATACCCGTCTTTTTCTGCAAATTGGCATTCATTACACCTAAAAAATAAATCATTCTGTTTTTCTGTTTCTTCACAATTCATGCACCAATTCTTCGTAAAAATATCCAGACCGCGAACTGCTTCTGTCAAATCATCTTTGTTTCCATCTGTCCAATTCATTCTCATTCTCCTTTCCACGGCTCCGGCAGTTACGCCAGCCGTAACTGGCCTGTGTCCTCTTCCCGTATCATGATATTCCCTGTTCTTTTCGCAACGCACAACTCCGGCAGATTAGCCCGCACCAGCGCCGCAGGAATCGGCGGACACACGGCATTCCCGCACCGCTTGACCTGCTCACTCCGGCTATAGGATTTCCCAGTGTAGTCATGGTCGATGATGTAATCTTCCGGAAATCCCTGACATCCGTACAGTTCCCGCGGATCCAACATCCGCAGGCCGATATCCACTATCTGATAGTCTACGCCCTCAATGGTCACAAGGCCGAATCTGTCCCTGGACGTAACTGTATCCAGCGGCTCCGTGAGCTCCTGCCCGGTTCCCTGTCCGTAATACTTGACCAGGAAAGCTCTGACCTCTCCGAAGTGTCCCGGCGATGTGGTCACGGTATGCAGCGGCTCCCTTAAGTCCTGCCCTGTGCCGGATTTGTAAAACTTGCTCAGGAATGACGTCACCAGCCCGTACCTGTTGGAAGAATCCACCGTCATAATCGGATCCATAATGGTCTGCCCGCGCACCTCGTCCATTGTGGTCTCTGAATGATACTGTATCAGTGCATGGGCTGTCTTTTTCTCGCCGTCTTTAACCACAAACGGCTCTGGATTGTTCAGAATAAATTTTTTCAGCCCGCGGGCTATCCTGTCCATAGTCTTTGGTGCAAGCGGTCTGACTGCCCGGATTCCGTATTTTTCTTTTATTTCTTCCGATGTGTCAAAAATTGACGGGCAAGGCTTTGAAAAATCTATCTGCGTATATGCCCCAACATAGGGCTTTAGCAGTCCGGCCTTGACCGCTTCGCTGTCCTCTGGCCCATGTGTAGGCTCCGGCCACACAATCGGCCTGCCATCACACCGGGCAATCAAAAAGAATCTCTTTCGCATGGTTGGCGCTCCATAGTCAGCAGCCACCAGCTCCCGGAACTGTACCTCATAGCCCAGATCTTCCAGCTGCTGAACAAATCGCCGGAATGTCACGCCCTGCTTGGCCTTAATCGGTCTATGGCCTCGGTTCAGCGGACCCCAGGTCTTGAACTCTTCCACATTTTCCAACATGATCACCCTCGGCCTAACAAGCCCCGCCCATCGGCAGGCCACCCAAGCCAGGCCCCGAATGAACTTGTCCTTGGGCTTCCCACCCTTGGCCTTGCTGAAATGCTTACAATCTGGTGAAAACCACGCAAGCGCAACCGGATTCCCTTTACAGGCCTTGACCGGATCCACCTGCCAGACGTCCTCGCAGTAATGCTTTGTATTCGGGTGGTTGGACTTATGCATCCGGATAGCTTCCGGGTCATGGTTGATAGCTATATCAACACTGTACCCGGTCGCAATCTCTATCCCTGTAGACGCTCCGCCGCCACCGGCAAAGTTATCAACGATAATTTCTCCGTTAATCATCGCTCGTCCCTCTCATACATGATCTTCATCCCCTTAGCCAGTGCATACCCGTATTCCCGGTTTGCTCCGCAGGAATCTTCCCAGCCTTTGAGCATATAGATTGTGTCGCACAGATTCAGAAGCGATAAGTCTATGCCCAGAATATACTCTCTCGGAATCCCCGTGAAGTCGATAGCCGCCGGATTTGCCACCCGGTGCCCGCATTTCGCGAGTTTTCGCTCTGCTCTCAGGAAGTTTTCATAATAGTTGTCTACGCCCTGCATGGGGCCGCTGATGTAGATGTTCATGCTTTATCCTCCAAAAAATCTGTAATATCCATCTGACCGTCACCATCAAACACCAGCATTTCATTTTTTGCTCGCTCATAGAATGTACGGTCAATCTCAAACCCGTAGGCATTGCGTCCCAGTTCTGCCGCCGCCCGGAGCGTTGAGCCGGAGCCACAGCACGGATCAATTACCACATCACCCGGATCCGTAAAGATCTCGATCAGCCTCTTCAGGACTGCAACAGGCTTCTGGGCCGGGTGAATCTTCGGAATGTCCTTTCCGTCCCTCTCCCAGGAGAACCAGTTGAATACCATCTTCCCGGTGCCTCGGATTGTCTTGCCGTTCTCGTCCCGCTGTGCGCCGTTTCTAAATTTCGGAAGCCTGTCCCGATAGAATATCAGGGCGTACTCCGTGGCTCCTACCACCCGCATATTCGCTTTAAGAGCCTGCGGGCTGTAGTTTTTAACGAATACCAGCGGTATGTAGTGGACAAATCCATGCTTGGCTGCGGCGGTGATCAGTGTTTGGATCTGTTCAAATGCGCAGAATACAATCATGCACGGGCTGTCACTACTCCGCCCTCTGATTGATTTTTTGGTGTCCTCTTTCCGCAGCATTCGGCTGCAAAAATGGAAGTACTCATACAGGTTGAAGTTGAAATCCGAATTGAATGCCGCCTTTCCCGCCAGCTTGCTTTCGCCGTTGGCGTTGTCACCGCCGTTGTACCATTGAGGGCTACTTCCGTAGAAGTTAGAGCCGACATTGTACGGCACATCAGCAATGACAAGCTGCGCCCTCGGAATCCCGTACTTCTTGTAGTTCTGCATAGAGTCTCTGTAAATCTCGCATTTTGTTTTCATGATTTTTTTCTGGAAACCCGGTATACCCTTACCCCGGCCGGAGGTTGGTCTCCTTTCTCAATTATTTGCGCTTTTTCTTCCCTCTCTGGGTCTTATATACATCGTTTCTCTGCCTTGACACGGCGGCAAAGTAGCCGTTCTGTTTACTTGCTCTGCTCTTGCTCATTCGTCCTCTCCATCCTTTTTGCCCTGATTATGTCGTTAACAATTTCGGTAGCTGAAGCGTACTTGTACGAAAGCCGCTGCCCGCAGTTGATACAGTAGTTTGCTCTCGCTATCATTCGGAATCCACATACAGGACAGTCCCCCGTCAGGAAGTAATACGAATCACCTTCCTGATTATTTACCGGGAGCCGCATCTGCTTATATATCGCCTCTATGCACTGCTCCGGTGTGCCGATAGCAATATATTTATCCAGCCGCTTTTTTGCTCTGATATAGGCGGTTTGCAATGCCCTTACCATGCTAGGTGTCCGACCTGTAGCGTGGTACTCCTGTACCTCGTTCAGCGCCGCTATAGCCGTGTCCAGTGCTTCGTTGTGATACCGCACCCTTGCCGGTGTTTCTGCCCCGTTTGTGGCAAGGTATTCACCCTTGAGCTGTTCAATCGCTTCCTGCTCGTTCATGTCCTTCCCTCCTATACAACTCGGTTGAATTTTTCCGTGATATGAGGCCAGTGGCTCTTTGTGCCACCGCTTACAGGCTCATAGGTCTGTGCGAAGATATCCGGCTTGCATGGGTACAGTTCCCCGGCCACTCCCCGGATGATGTAGTCTCCAACCGATACATGGTGCCGTCCTTCCAGGGTCTCGATATACAGCTCTGTCGGCGGTTCTTCGCCACTCGGAGAATCGTAGTAGAGTGTGCCACTCTGGAAAGCATCTTTCGCCCAATCAGGGCAGCTCCACTCACCGTTAGAGTACATCAGATCTCCGTCATACTGGAACGCGTCTACAACTACAGGTTTCTTTCTGTATCTCATTCTTCCACCACCTTCCAATGCTTTTCGATCTCTTCTTTCGGCAGAGACATGCTCATGTTTTTCCGACTTAAAATCACCTTGCCCCTGTCCTCCAGATAGTCCCATTTCTGCTGTGGCCAACAATGTACCCATACTTCTGCATCACCGTTAAATGTCGCCACAGTGTAGGTTACGAATGTCTTGGGTCTTGCTTTAGCCATCTACGCCGCCTCCTCTTACTATCTGCATAACTGTCTGATATAGTGCAGAACTTCTTCCGACCAGTTTTGTTATGTATGTATCTAACTGTTCCACTACCTTGTCCACATCGTAGGCCGTTGGCTGTGCATCCATCAGATCACATAAGGCACTCGCTTTATTTGCCGGATAATTATTAGCAATAGTCATTCCAGCAATCTGTTTTTTAGAGGCATCCGCATCTATCAGTCGCATTTCTTTTCCTCCTCATGCTCAACCATCTCAAATTTACCGCCCTTCGGGATGTGGATTTTTATGTTGGGGTAATTTTTAAAATCCATTGCCGTGGAGCTGTCACACATCTTTCCGACCGTGGAGCTGTCCCACATCTCTCCGACCGTGGAGCTGCCCCACATCTTTCCGACCGTGGAGCTGTCACACATCTTTCCGACCGTGGAGCTGCCCCACATCTTTCCGACCGTGGAGCTGCCCCACATCTTTCCGACCGTGGAGCTGTCACACATCTTT